GTAATCACCGAGTGATAATGTATTTATACTGGCATTATCTACCAATGTTTAATCCACTTAACTGAACAGCGACTGCCTGTTGTGGATAATATGTAATACCCATTGGAGTGATTGGAGTACCAGGTCCACCTAATGGTGTAGTACTTGTACCCTCTCCCTCATATCCTTCTTCTTCTTTTTCCATTTCCATAGTATCATCTTCTTCCTCACCATACATTTCATGTTGAGGAATCATACTTGGTGCCAAATCACGACTGAGTACTTGTTCGTTTGTCTCAGTCATTAGAGTTTTCAACTGTGGATTTGGTACTGTATCAATGTATACTTGTTCGTATTCTGAAATCTGTTCTGCTGGTGCCAACATACTAATAATCTGTTTCGCAACCAAACTGTTAATGATTTCATTATCTTGCACAAGATTTTTGGCTTCTTTGATTAATGCCATTCTATAATTTGTATCATGTGCTTCATAGTCTGTGTTATAATTTACTTCACCTGCCCAACGCATATCCATAAATCGTGCGGCATATGTGAAAATCATTTCTTCTGTGACTTCCATCAATCTTGCTTTTGCTTTTGCAAGACGGTGTAATGTTTTGCGTTCTTCAATGATTGCAATACCTGATGCAATTTGATTTTTAGTATTACGCAGTCCACCTAAGCCCGTAAGTGCCTCAATTTGTTCAAGGATATCTTGTTGCTTTTGAATAATCTTATCAACGTCTCCGGTGTCTACAGGGATGGCTTCTACCTGTCCCTCAGACGCACGAACGATTGCTCCCGCGTGTACTGGAATACTAATGCCTTTATCTGCACGAATCAATGTGTGTGCGAATTGTAGTGCTGAATATGCCTCGCACTCTAGTTTATAATGTTCTCTTTGTGCGTCACTTGCGCTGTCAATGTCGCTTACACCAAAGTCAATTGTTCTTGGGTCTCTACGACCATATGCAATGAAAACAGGAATACTCATGCCTAATGGGAAAACGCCTTCGCCAATTAACTCTGCATCGTTCTCAAGTTTGCTACCATTGCTACCTTTTTCTACTTCATAACTTTGCCAATAACTTGGTGTCTTTTCATCACCAAGATGATAGCACTTAATATAGTAGCAATCCTCTTCTTCCATCTCTTTAATTTTTACATACTTTAATATTGGTTTGCCACCATAATAATCAAACTCCCAGTCCCAAACATCTAATGGGCTGATTGCACAAACATAAGGTCTACCTAAATTACCTTCAGTTTCTTGTGGCATGTCAACAGCGACCCAGCAATGACCAAAAATACTTGTTAAGTCACCAATGTTTTCCATAAATGCGGTTAGTGTTCTGTTCTGTAAGTCTGCATCTAATGTAAACAAGTCTGCCCACTCAATGTTCTTAGGATTAATATATTGACCTGCAGGGGTGCAGAATTGTATATTGCGTTTAACGCCTGGCTCAAACAATACATCATTTATAGTATCAACAATATAACGACAAATAGGTTGTGCTACAGTGTTAGAAATAAGGTCTTGCCACAAGTTACTATCTTCGCTTGGGCGCTTTTTACGTACAAATTGCTTAAATGCATAACCACCTAGGTACGCATACTGATATGCCAACATCTGCTGGTATATTGCGTCATAGACGGCACTTTTCTTTAATAATTCTGAGTTTTTCATCTGATGTTGATCCTTAAGGACTTGCTTGGCCAATATATGTTGTATTTATACTGTTTGGCTTTTGTTTACAGTTATCGTTATGCCATCGTGCAAGTAAATTAACAGGTTTAGTAACACCGCAGTGTTTGCAAACACCTCTTGGCATTGTAGTACCTCTGCGTGTTTTTCCACCAAATGCGTTGGCACGACCTTTATCCCACATATCTTTTGCATTATCTTTACGTGTACCCAACCATAAATGATTTGGATTAACGCATAATGTGTTATCGCATGTATGACATACACACATGTATTTTGGTATCTTTTTGTTATTATGTTCTTCGTAACTTACACGATGTGCAGTACGCATCTTTTTACCATCACGCATCATACCGTAACCAATATTATTTGTGCCCCCGCGCCATTCCCAACAACCATTATTTTGTATTTCAATTTTATTTAACAATCGTTCTAATAATGTTAATCCAGTATCCCCTAAATATCGTGTCATATTAACTCCAACTCATATGGTCTTTTTCTAGTTCATCACCACTGATAATCTCTTCCCATGTAGGACCACCAGGATATAATGGACTTTGTGGCATGTGTTGCACACCAGGTCTAATTCTATTTGCAAATCGTTGATCCATACCAACATACTCAGCGATACCTAAACTATCGTGAGTTATTGGGAACAAGTAATGAATACCATAACGAATACAATCACCAAGACCGTCTATGTGTGCGTATTTCTGTTCTGTATATTTTACCAAACGTTTACGTGAGGCATCTTCAAAATGATATGTGCCTAACGCCTCAAGTAAAAATTTGTCATCTGGCTTTACAATAAGTCCACCACGATTAATAAACGCATTGCTTGTATTGTCTGTGTCTGTAACTAATGGATTACTCTTGCGTGTGTTTACAATAGTAAAACCATATTTTTCTAAAATGATTTTATCAGTGACACCAAAGGGACTTGTTGTATCACGATTCATTTGTGTACCACTCATGTCAATGATACTGTTAATTCTGCGTCTAGGAAAATCTTCACGAATCGCACTTGCAATACCTTCTGTACTACAATCTGGTAACGCATAACTTTTTAATATTTCAATTTTGCCGTTTGGGTCACCTTGTTTAGTAACTTGCGCAACAACAGCACACATCACACGTTTGTTAAAGTCATGAAATGTATATAAGTCTGTGCCATTATCTGTGATATCTTTACAATACTTTGTTTTGTCCCATGTATAGAAAAATTGGTCGGCAACACTTTCCCACTGACACATATAATCTTGATTAAACTTGAGGGGACTGATAATGCGCTTCTGTTCTTCAATGAACAATCTGTTACCACTACGCATTTGCAAATAGTTGAAATGTCTTACAACATACTTGTCAGGACGATCCAATGCCATCTTAAACAAATCATGCAATGGACCTGTACCATTTGGCGTACTGATAACAATCAAACGACCTGCAGTTTCTGGTTGACCTACTTTAGGTCTTAAACGATTTGTAATTTCTTGCAGAGTATCAGCCGTGTAAAGGGCTGCTTCGTCAGAGACCCATACGCCCACGTTAAGGCCCCTTAGATTCTCACGTTGTTCTGCACTTTTACAACGAATAAAAACTCCTGAAGGAAATTTGATTGTTAACTCACTGTTATTAATATCTTTACCATCAACAAGACCGAAGTGTTCAATACAACTTTTCTTTAATGGTTCCCATATTAATGATTTAATCATTGCACCTGTTGGCGCACTGTATATAATATCTTTGCCTTTATGATATCGTTCATCTGTAGCAAATATAGGCAAGGCAATACTGGCAAGAAATGTCTTGCCGCTACCAACAGGAACAATGTCAATACAATGTTTGTCTGTTGTCAGCCAATCTTGTAATAATGTTCCTTGTTCACCAAATAATGGAATATCAATTTGATGTTGCATCTAGTGTTATCGTTACTGGCACTTCTGTCCAATCAGGCAATTCTTGTTTAGGAAAGTTAAACACGGCATGCATACTCTCACCCAATGTAGTATGGTCAATCTCATGTTTGTCTGCAACAACTTTGCTTAATATCATTTGCTCATACTTCTGTCTTACTGGCATATCCATTGCCAACACACTTGCATGATAACCTTCTGCTAACAATTGTTCAAATGGTTTACCACATTCTTTGTTAATTGCTTTTAATATTGATTCGCCTGTTAACTTATTAGTGCCACCTTTTTTACGACCGGCACCTGGTCTACGTCCACCTTGTTTTATTTCACTCATAATTTTGCTCCTATTAATATCGTTAATAAAAATGTAACGATAAATTCAGGAATATTATAACGAATTGCTATTAGTGTTTGCTGTAGTTGTTTTGACACTAACATTCGCCTTTTCCTTAGGTTTGTTTAATCTATTCTTAAACTCTAATTCTAAGAATGAGTTTAATGGTTTATTATCATTGTACTTGCGCAAATCATCGTACAATTGTTGTAATTCAATATCATCACAGGCCTTCATTGCCATGTATATTGGATGATACTTGGGAGGGCAACACAATAATGGCCCTAATTGTTCAATATCATACTTTTGCATCAGGTTTTTTCCTTGTGCGCTTTGGCTTTGCTTGCTCAGGCACTGTAACTGTTACTTCTACCTTTGTGTTTAACTCTTGTGGTGGCAACAATATGTCACCCTCTGGTTTACGACCAAACGCAAGTTTAATTCTTTCCCATATTGATTTCATATGTACACCTTTTCATAATCTTCTGGGTTATCAGTGTCATCAAGACCATCCCAATAACTTCCATCGTCTTTTTTCTTATACTTTAGTTTGCCAAAACTTGTTAACCATTTTTGGTTCTTTTCGTTCCATGCCTTACAAATTTCTAAAAATCTATCACGACCAAACATTAGTTCCATTTGTGTTTTACAATCTGTAGCACTAGGATTGATATCAAACTTTGTATCTTCAAGTGTAAACATAAAACTAATGCATTGGTCAATCTCATGTTCAGTCATGTAGGGACTAAGTTCAACAGTCATCTTGTCAAAGTTCTTAATGTGACCTGTATAGAATGGTCTATCAAGTAATGTCTTGTATTGCTGTGTCATTAGTGATATTTCCTATCTACATTTAAATCAACTGTACCTTTAAACTCTTGCGCTTTCTCACGCAATGTTTGTTCAGTTTTTAGTGCGCCTAAGAATTCATAAACTGTTTTAAGGCCTAATAACTTAAGGTCAAACAATTGTTTATTGTCTTTGCTTAAGTCACTGATATCAATCTCCATCATCTTATCAACACTTTTTTGTATGTCATCCATTAATGGTT